TCAATCTCTCTGCTGTAAACTGAAGCTCTGAAGGAATAATCATTTTTACTCCTCTTGCTGCAACTTTAAGACCTCTTTCGTCAGTCATTTGACCGATGTCGATCAAAGATTGTTCTAACGAAGTTTCGTTAAGATCTGCCTGCGTTGTTAGGGTATTTTGAAAAGTACCACTTAACGTAGGGTGAGATGTGTTAAACAAGCTTACTCCATCACCTGAATCAAAACCATCAGTTGTTGGTAAACCGTTGATCAAAGGATCAACTGCTTTTACTTGTTTCGCATTACTCATAGATCTTGCTAAAGCTTTTGTATATCTAGACGCAAGTCTGTCGTACAAATTGTCCTCGATCGCTTCTTCAGTGATCGCGAACGCTAGAGCGATGGTCTCGTGAGTGTATCGAGCAGTGAAAGTCTCTTGAGCATCATCAAATGATACCCCTTGACCTTCTGGTTTTACTGCTGCGTTACCGAACCCAGATAACATAACTTCTTCTTCAAAAGCTCTGTCACTGTTTTCGTTGGTATAAATTTCAGCATGCTGATTTTCATACCTTTTGTATTCCAGGCCAAATAGTGCATTTAAACCTGGCTCTAGTTCTTTTACTAGTTGTGATCGTGATATTGCCATAATTTATTCTCCTATTGACCTATTAGCTGTCTCTACCGTTAATGAAAAGATTAGCCGCACCGTTCTGTACAACAATGATGTTGCAACCAGCTGCAGTAGCGTCCTCGTTTTGAGGGTCTTCTGCAACTCTTACGATTCTGAACATTTTAGTTTCAGCTCTCGTACCAACATCTAAAGTTGAAGTGGATTGACCATTTTTTGCATTAGTCGCGGCAAAGTCATTCATGTTTCCGACAGTACCGATCATAGCCTGTGTTACCGCTGCATCCGCTTTTACAGTGTATTCCTGTAAAGGGTCATCGTTAACAAAGCCAAAACCATCTGTACTACCAGTGTTTGGATTAGTGCCGAAAGTAGTACTCGCAGCAACTGAATTTGCAAAAGTTGGTTTGCTTGTGGTGTTATCTATGTAGAAAGCACCGTTAAACACTCCAACTAATAATGCTTCAGTAGCAGTTGTGTAATCAATACCACCTGCTCCTGTGTCATCAGTTGTGTCTATACTAGCATCTTGTAGGTACCCTTGGTCTCCAGAACCATCCTGAAGAGATGCAGGGTTTCCTTTAAAAATGCCGACTCCTAACCCGCTTTTGATTTTGTACTTTGATTGACCTTCGATTGAAGGCGTATTGCCTAATCTCATTGCCATTCTTAAGCCAAAACCAGTTGTTGACGCGTTAGCCATAGTTGTCTTCTCCTATTAGTTTTACTTACTCGATGATAGGGATTAACCCGAGAATTCCGTATTAGGATTTCTTTGTACCACCGAAGGTTACACGAGATTGCCTTTCAATATTGATTGGCATTCTCTTATCTTGCTCCTTCATGAGATCGTTGTTTACTGCTTCGCTTCTCTCTCCATGTTTTTTAGACATGTATTCAGAACGTTGCTTCGCAACCTCAACCGGTACCTTTGCAAGCAAAAGTCCACCAACTCCGACAACCCCCTTATATCGTCCTTCTTCGACAATAGGATAGTCAGAAGCATTTATGATTTCCTCGGCTCTTACTAACTCATAACCTTCTCTAATTCGTCCAGTTATATTTTTAGTGTCTTGGAAACCAACACTCTCTGCCCTAATCCATCTGTACCTGAATCCATCAGGTGCAGGGGGTG